ACTGCTGGAGGTAAAATGATGTCTTTAAATATTCAAGGAACTAATTCAAAAGGATATTTATTAAGGCCAGCCGAATTTCAAGATTATTTACCAATTGGATTAAATAATCAGCGATATTTTGGATCAAAAATTTCTTCGGCTGCGTTTAATGTTAATTCGACTCAAACAGTTGATGGAGGCCCCGTAGTAGAATGGAGTGTCGCAAATCCAAATCAATTAATATATCAACCACTAGGACAACAAGGAAATTTTAGTTTGCAAGGACAAGTAAATAAAACATTGCCTTTACAGACAACAACACCAGCACCAAATGCTAGTACAACAAATCAGGCAACACAAACGAGATAAAATCTACATACGTAATATTTATTTTAAAGTAAGGATAGTAATATGGGATATTTAAATAATAGTAGTATAACCGTCGATGCAATATTGACACTTAAAGGCAGAGAACTTCTTGCTAAAGGAGGAAACGCCTTTAATATAGCTCAATTTGCAGTTGGGGATGATGAAATTGATTATAATTTATGGAATCCTAATCATCCGCTGGGAACAAATTATTATGGAATACTTATAGAAAATATGCCAATAACCGAAGCAGTTCCTGATGAAACTCAAGCATTAAGATATAAATTAATTACATTACCAAAAGATGTTCAACAGATTCCTNTTTTAGGAGGAGTACCTGGTAATATAACATTATCTGGACCGCAAGATTTTAGAGTTTTTGCTCCAGCTACTACGAACTTAANTGGGGGGAATGGAAATCTTGGATATACATGTATATTATCTGATACAAATGTTGCAACGTTACTAGTAACAAAAGGAGTACAGTCATCTGGTATGCCTACTGTTACTTCGACTATAAATGTTAATTCAGATCCAACTAGTATAGCATTAAAAGGATTTGAATTTAAAATTCTGGCCAAAACTCAATTAATAGAAGATAAACAAGCAACTCTTACTATAATAGGAAATGAAACAGGTGGCAGTGTTACTATTCCATTAACTGTCTTAAAGGCACAATTAGGAAATATTTAATATGATAACAAATAAATTTATTAAAAATCTAAAACAATATCCACGACATGGTGCTGCCCGTGGACCAGCTGGTTACGGAGAAGCCAATCNTGGTGGTGGTGGTTTCGAATCTGATATGGCNCCGGCGCCANCTTTTCCGGGACTTGCTCCGTCAGGAGTTGCAGNTGGCGCAGCGGTTAATGCACCAGGCCTGNTACAGGAATTGGCACAAGGCATGGCACAACAAATTATTGCCGAGCAACAAGCTACACAGACTATAACATTGCAGGGGAAAACATTTACTATATTTAACGCAGTAAATGATATAGTAGATAACCAAACCGAANTTGTNACGGCCGGATTATGGAGTGATAATACTGCCGAGCTTACAGCGTATTATACTAGTAGTACCCAATCTACGTCACAACGTAGATATTATGTTAATGTATATCAAAAAAGTACATCANNAACTGGATCTGCAGTACAATTTGCGTTGGCATATGGTAATGCATTAGGATATGGATCTTCAAACTTAGGTAGTGAGGAAAATCCAGCGTCAAAAGCAGTATATGGACAATATAAACAATTATTATTAAATCCATCTGAGACTAGATTTTCTATAATCACGTCTGGAAGCACTGATTCTATATATGTAGTTAATTTCGAAAGAAATAGAATGAAAGAAAAAATAGATGTGGGAAATTGGGAATTGCCACTGACAACTATAGCTTCTAGGGATAGTAATGCTACTGGAAGTGTAACACTTACGACAGGAACTTATACTTTAATTGACGATTCTACTATTTCGTCTGGGTCTGTAGGAGATTCCGGATTTGTATACAATATTGTATCTGGATCAATTGATAGTGGTGTATATAATCCTACTGCACCTCATTATTACGGATTAACATATCCAGACCATGGTGTATTAATAATAGATGGTGATATATTAGATGCAAAATTAGCATTTGATACTAATATAAGTTCTAATTCAGAAGGAGATAATCATTTTGCTATGTATCATTCCATCTCAGGATCATATGCTAATGCAACAAAAGGATTTGCAGCAAGAAACCAAGAAAAAGTAACAAGTACTCATTATTTCTGCAGAATTAAAAATGCTGAATATAATTTCTCTAATAATCCATCATATGTGACTGGGAGTGTTGGTTTGTTAGCACAAAGTACTTTTATAAATAATCCTAGAACATATATTACCACAATTGGATTATATAATAGTAATAATGAATTATTAGCAGTAGCAAAATTAAGTCAACCATTATTAAAATCTTTTCAGCGTGAAGCATTAGTTCGTGTAAAATTAGATTATTAAGTTATAAATAACAATTGAATTATTCCCTGGTATATTTATAATAAAGATATACCAGGGAACATACTAATTATGGAAAACGAAATTGATGTTGTAGATGAGTATAAAGGAATTTATCCAGCGGTTTTTAAAAAAATACAACCCGGTGATACTAAAGTTAATCCTTTTAAAGCACACAAAACATTTACATTTACTTCAGGTAGCGCTAGTTCTAGTAATTTTATGCCATTGCAAGGAATATATGTTTCTTCTTTGCCTAAATTAGAAACAAATTTTGCATTTAATGGTGCAAAAAATGTTGATAATTCTTATAAATTCATGATATATTATTCAATATATCATTTACATTATAAGTTTAAAAATCAACCATATAATATATTTGGAATTTCAAATACTACCGCAAATACCAATTTTTCTTTATATAAATCAGCATCTATGTTTAATATCCCCCAACAAAAAATGGGTGAAGGAATTAAACTTGATTCTTTTCAATATAANGGATCGGTTAACTTAAAATCTGACAAATATGGGAATATATATGATGTTGCAATTGCAACTGGGTCATTCCCTGGAAACGAAAAATTTTATGAAGGATTCAATGAATATTTTGATACTAATAGAATTACCGCATATACAGTAAATTCCGGCGTTACTTATATAGATGGAGTAAGTACTAGTAATGGTAGTCAATTACCAATTGGACTTGCTGCACAATTTTCTGGTTCTGGCCAGTTACAAACTGATTTACGAGGTAATTATGATCGAAATCATGATTATGCAATTTCGTTTTTTATTCAATCAGGGTCTAATTCTGATACAACTAATGAATTAATATTAGGAAAAGTAAAAACAGCTGTTTCTCCACAATATCCGTTTAAAATAGAATTAAGTGGAAGTAATCAATTATTATTTTCAGCTGCTGGAAGTACTTTATATATTGCATCTATTACATCATCTGCATATGTTTCGTCTAGTTGGAATCATGTTGTATGTCAAAAGACTGGAAGTGAGATGCAATTATACTTAAATGCAACTTTACATTCATCTGGTAGTTCGGATTTATTAATAGCAGAACCAAATACTCCATTTACTGCATCGGCTACTATTAATAATGATAGTCCCCTCAATATCGGTGGATTTGGAAGTAGTACTAATAATTTACATGGAGATCTTGATGAAATAAGAATTTTTAATAAAGCATTAACACAAGCCCAAATAACGTCATTGGCAGATCGCACCGAAGCAGGTGGGATGTTGCAAACTGCNAATATTGGTAATGTTTTTAATTTNCAAGGCAATATTATAATGTCNAGTCCGGATTATCGATATAATAATATATTAACAACAAATTATACTGCTAGTTATAAATCAACGGTTGCTTTGTATGAATATAATACCATAGTCCGATTAAATGCTGGCGATATGAATATGTCATTAAATCCTACATTATTAAAAGATAATAATATTAATTATAAAACATATGTATCTGGTAGTGATTTTAATCCGTATATTACTACAATTGGATTATATAATGATTCTGGTCAATTATTAGCAATAGGAAAATTAGCTAATCCAATTCGTAAAAGAATGGATATGGATACAAATTTTATGGTTAGATTGGATTTAGATAAACCGGTTGGCATACCTTTTAAAGGCTGGCAAGCTACTAATACTGTCAATGCGCCGGAGACGCAAAAGCAGCTGAATACTAGATAGGGGGTGNCACCGTGATAACGTTAAAACAAATATTATTTGAAATATCAGAAGACGAATCTAAACGATTATTAGATAAAATTAAAAATAAAGACTATACATTTTTTGCGCGTGGAGATAACGGAAAAGTGTATTCTTTAAATAATGAAGATCTTCTTTTCAAAATAACAAATGAACCTGATGAAGTAGATGTAGCAAATGTAATTGTTGGNCGGGCTGGGGAATTTTCATCATTTATTCCGATACATTATACAAATCAAAAAAATATGTATATAATGAGCAAAGCGTCGTCATTAAATAATGTATATAAACAACAATTTAATGATTTTATTAATCGATTTAAACAATATCAGCGAGAAACAGGTGGTGAAGTTAATATATTTGATTTTTTAGATAATGATGGAGGAAGAGAAACGGATTATAAAGTAGTTAATTTTTTAAGATCATTACAACAAGATATTAGAAAAATCCAAATAGAAGGCCTTGCAGAAGATTTAGATTTTAAATTAGATAATATAATGATGTATAATGGAAATTTAGTTATGATTGATTGGTAAGTAATATTTATATTTAATAGAAGAAAAATATGAAAATAGAAACTTTAATACTCGAAGAAATAATAAAATCAACATTGGTTGAGAAAAAAGGCAAATTTAATGCAGTACTAAAAAAATTACCAGGGCGGGTGATTCGAAAAATTCGGGATATGCCTGGAGTTCAATGGGGGTTCCGTGTTGTTGCTAAAATAAAAGGCGAAGAAGTAACATTCCAAGATGTTGTAACAGTAATACAGAATTCTAGGTATGAAGGACAAGGGTCAAAATGGGATAAATATGAATACGCATATGTTGTATCTCGTGATATAAAAAGTAAAGATGGCAAAGCTATACATAATGTATATATTATAGATAATACTGAAGTTATTTGGAAAAGAGAAGCTACAACGGCTGTTGATAAGTCAGGACCTACCCCATATCAAGCCACAACAACATATAAAAAAGTTGCAGATGGAGTAAAATTGCAAGGTGATGCATCATTAAACCAAGCCCAAATATATAAATCAAAAACATGGTTCGACCAAATGAAGAAAGTGGCTGTTGATGCAGATGATGAGTTAGAAAAAGAATTAGGAAAAGATGTAAAGAAAGGCGTTAAAACAGGATATTATAAAGACACTGTTGAAGATACTGTTGAAGAAATTGAAATAGAGGTCGATAAAATAGATGATGACACAAAGAATGTAACTGTCGACACAGAGACAGATGACACAGAGACAGATGACACAGAGACAGATGATGAAGAAAAAGATAATGAAGAAGAGGTAGCTGTCGACACAACATATTCTGATGCAACTATGGGTTTCCCAACCGGTGATGTAGATAGTAGAAAAGCAATGGTAGGCGGTACTGATGGTAATTGGAATGGATCTATGCCTAGAGCATTAGCAATCGCAAAAATGGCAAAAGATAATTTTGGTGTAACAATAAGTTCTCAAAAAAGATCTAGAAAGAAAACATCCGGGGGTAATGTATCTCAACATTGGGTAGGAGCTGTAGGTTCATATGCAGTAGATTTAAATACTCCCAATGTAACAGCAGCTACTCCAAAAGATACTGTTGGTGATGAATTATGGAATGCAATTGTAGATTCTCTAGGGAAACCAGGATTAAAATCAGGCAAATGGCAAAATGTAAAATACGAAGGGTATAGATATAATATGGGATGGAGAACACCAGGACATTTTGATCATATACATGTTGGTGTTAGAAAGGCCGGAAGTAGCGCTTCCTCTAAATTTGTAACAACAACAGCAACAATTGCTTCTATAAAAGCTGGTACTGATGTAGTTAAAAAAGGTGAAACAGGAGGAGTTGTTGGAGATATACAAAGATTATTACAAGCAAATGGATATTCACTTACCAAATATGGAGATGATGATAAATTTGGAACAGAAACGGAAGATGCGGTTCTTGCTTTCCAATATGACACATTTAATAAAAAAGGAAGTGGAGAGGTTGATAAAGATACATTAATAGCATTGGCCAAAGGAGCAAAAGAAAATAAAGAAGTAGAAGCTGCGGATATAAAAACCATAACTTATGATAACGGCGCAACGTATAAAGGAGAAATGAAAGATAATAAAAGAAATGGTGAAGGAACTTATACTTGGGCTTCTGGGAGTACATACGTAGGAGAATGGAAGGATGACAAAAGGCACGGCCACGGAACTAAGACTTGGACAAATGGAAGTAAATACGTAGGAGAATGGAAAGATGGTAAATATCACGGACAAGGAACTTTTACTTATGATGATGGAGATAAATATGAAGGAGAATTTAAAGATGATGCCATAATTAAAGGAACTTTTACTTATGATGATGGCAAAAAGATTTTTACTGGCTATTTTAATGAAGATAAAAGTTGGGATAAAGGAGTAAAAGATAATAAAGGGTTAGATCAAGGTTCTAGATCTATAGGAGAATGGAAGGACCACAAATTTGTCGCAGGAATGACATTACCTTATTTCTGGGATAATGGGAAAACTACAGATTCTATTGTATATGAGTTTGAAACCGATACTGGCGATGAATATATGAGTGTAAGGGATGAAGGTGCACCAAAAACTTCTGTAAAAGCATTTCCTGCCGATGAAAAAATTCTAAAAGAATTATATACTGACGATTTTATTAGTAAGAATGTTAAGCCTTCGATCAAAACTTTTATAAATCTGGGAACTGTTAGAGATATAAAAACCATAACTTATGATAACGGCGCAACGTATAAAGGAGAAATGAAAGATAATAAAAGAAATGGTGAAGGAACGTATACATTTGTTAGTGGAAACAAGTATGAAGGAGAATTTAAGGATGGTAAATATGACGGACAAGGCACTTATACTTCTGTAACTGAAAAATATATATATGTAGGAGAATTTAAGGATAATAAATTCAATGGCCAAGGAACTAAAACTTATAAAGATGGAGATAAAGAGACAGGAATATGGAAGGACGGTAAATTTGTAGGAGAATAATTTATGAAAAGAAAAAATCATTGGCATACCGCAGGTAGTAAAAAACGCNNNGCGGCATATAAATACGGTTATAAATCNGGATTAGAATTAACAGTTGCAAATCAAATTAAAGAAGCAAAATATCCAGTAAATTATGAAACTGAAAAATTAGAATATGTAGTACCACAACGAGATGCAAAATATACACCAGATTTTATATTTAAAAAGAAAACTGGCGGTACCATGTACATAGAAACTAAAGGTAGGTGGACTACTATCGATAGAAGGAAAATGAAACATATATTAGCTTCAAATCCAAGCGTTGATTTAAGAATGGTATTTCAAAATCCAAATCAAAAAATATCGAAAAATAGCAAAACAACATATGGAATATATGCTAAGAAATTAGGTATAAAACATATTGCTAAAAAGGATATACCAAAAGAGTGGTTAACAGAATGTTTACGCAATGGAGAAAAAGCAAACAATCCAAAAAACTTTTTAGTCTATTAGGTTGGATTTGTGAAAAAAATTCATTATTTTCTATTATATTTAATATAATGATTATCATT